CCCATTGTGATATTTTAGCTTTAACATCATTTAAAGCATCGTAAATTTTACTCGGTAACTGAGCAAAGAATCCTCTAACACTTTCTATTATCTCTGGTATTTTAGTTTTCAAATACTTATACACATCTACTGCCCACTTAACAATTGTGCCAAGTGCAAATCCTAGACCATATGCTATTTTGTCTGGAAGTTCGCCAAACCAATTCTTGATGTTTTTTATTATTTCTGGAATAGCAATTGCCATTTTATCCTTGGTTTCCTTTGCCCAATTAACAACGCTATCTAGTGATTTACCCATTGAGGATTTTATATCTTTATATACATCACCAAACCACTTACCAGTATCCTTTGCCCAATCTCCAATATTGTCTCCTGCATCTGACATAGTATCTTTAATATTATCACCCATATCACCGAACCAATCTCCGACATCTCCGACTAAGTTTGGTATTGTATCGGTTGCAAACGAAACTATACTTTCCCATCCATCGGTGAAGAAATTTTTAACATCTTGTATTCCATCGGAAACTGCTTTACTAATATCTTTAAATGTGTCTGAGAAATACTTTTTAAATTTACCCCAAACTTTCACAGTATAAGCTTTTATTTCATCCCAATATTTATAAATATAGAGTCCCATAATTCCTAGAGCAAGTCCTATTCCAACTACAACTGCAACCATAGTGGAAACGGGCAGTAATAATACACCAACAACTATTAATATTGCTTCACCAACTATCTTAGCAAAGTTTTTAAATGAGAATGTTGTTTCGGCAAGTATATCTTTTATAGTTCCAAATGCAAGATATATTCCACCTAGTATTAGTAAAATTGCTCCTGCCAATATCAATTGTGGAGACATTAATTTCAAAGCACCAAATAACCCTTGTGAGTTAATCAATTGCATTGTTCGTTTTAATCCCAATGCTAACTCACTACCTCGTTTAAGAGCAACTATAAATCCTGCTATCTCCCAAGCTAAAAATGCAAGTCCTAGCCATTTCGCAATTTCCCATGCAGTTTTTAAATAAGGAATCATTTTGTTTTTTAATTCATCTATCACTGGTTTTATATTATCCATCAAGTTATCATATGATGGCATTTTCATTCCACCTAATATACTTCCACCACCACCACTACCACCACTACCACCACCACTGCCACTATCTGGAGTGTCTGGGGTAGCTGATGGTAATATATTTAACTCATCAAATCCCATAGTAGCTTTCTTCATTTCTTTAAGAGCCTTTGTTGTACCATCAACTTTCTTACCAGTATCAACTGCATTATCACCAAGACCACCCATAGAATTAGTAACACCATTCTTAACTTCTGGTGGCTCGTATCCAAAGAAAATTGCTACCCTATCAGCAAGTTCAATTAAAATAGAAACCAATGCATTTAGATATGGTAATACCTTTTCCAACATCGGAATGAACATACTACCTATTGACCTAGATAGAGTCTGGAATCTCTCTCCAAGTATTCTTAATTGATTTGCAGGAGTCATTATAGTCTTGGCAAAGTCACCTTGAGCCAACCCAGACATACGAATCATAGTAGCATACCTAAGTGCCATTTTCTCACCTTGACTCATGTTCCGCACTGACTTATTAATACCTTGTGCCATAGCTTCCGCCTTAATTCCTGCTTCTGTTACATCAATACCATACTTATAAACTGTCTCAGATTGTCCAACTAAACCAGACCTCAAATCCTTCATTACTTGGTCAATTGGAACATTTGTTAGTGATGATAAATCTATGGCTAATTTTGTAGTATTTACAGAAAGAGTTTGTGCTTGGTCTCCTGCCATACCCATAGACCTAGCTAATAGACCATACGTACCAACTGTATTTCTAAGGTTAGTAGAATCTAATCCATACATTTCTGACATCTTTTGGATAACCAAATCCGTAGACTCCGCCATCTCACCCATAGCAACATTAAATAGATTCACTGTTTCAATCATATCTAGTGAAGATTTTATAGCTGAACTTATCGCAGTTCCTAGTGCATACATCTTAGCTACACTTACCGCAGTTTTCAATCCTCGCATAGCCTTACCCATACCATTTAAGTCAGAACTTGCACCTCGTAGTGAACTTCTCAATCCCCTTGCATCGGCTTGTATATTTATTAATAAATCCTCATTCACTATTTAACCTCCTTTCCAAACTTAGCATTTATTTTACCCATTTGTTCCATAACCTTTGATTTAATTTCATCGGCTGACATACCAATTTTCTTAGGTTTATCTTTTGACATCATAGGTTTAGGTGGATATTTAGAACCTTTACTCATTACACTACCAATAGCCATTCTAATATACATTCCATGTTGCCATGCCACTCCATCATCATAAGTCTGTTTTAAAGCAAAAGCCTTAACGAAAGGTGATAATGATTTCGGATTTAATGTCCAAAATAATTCATAATCAACACCAATCATTAAGGCATTTGGCAATACTACATCATTTATATTATCTATGAAGGAAGTTTTCATATTAGATTGTTCATTCACATCTCCAAAAGCGGTAGGTGACTCTACTTCGTTTTCTTTTGAAGTGACTTGAAAAAATGTGACTCTTGAAGTAATGTCATTAATGTCTCAAGTAAATCTGTTATGGATTCTTCTTCATCCATATATTTCTCAATGAAAGCTTGTACATCTCCAAGTGAGAACTTTTGTTTAACACTAGAGTTAACTGCACCCATTAAAAGTATCTGTAACATCGGTACAATCTTAAATGGTTTATTTTCCATTTCCTCAATACCTTTTAAATCAAACTCTCCCATATAATTAAATGAGTTGAATGTGTACTTCAATTCTACGTCTTTACCTTTTATTTTAATATTCAATCCGACCATCTCCTACAATTTTATTTTAGTGAGGTATTTTCAAGTACCTCACCATAAACATAATAACCATTTTTAGATTAATTTAGTATATATATTCCTCAGACTATATAAACGTAATTGGACTTGATGCTGAAAGAACTACTGTCATTTTTCTAACCTCGTCAACACCACCGCCATTAGCGTAAATCTTAACTTGACCAGACCACTTAAATGCTCCATCTCCTGTTCCAAATCCTAACTGGAAGAAGTACGTTCCTGTCATTGCACTTATAGTTGCATAAGCAATGTCATCGTAATTACATTCAAATGTTAAGTCTGGGGCATCTTGTAGTCCAAGTATTGATGTTTTGAACACACTAGCTGATAAATCAGTTGTATCCAACTTACTAGGAGCAGAACCCATGTCTGGATAGCTTATAATGTCTACTAGTTTAGCATACGTTCCACCATCTGTTTCTGAAAACTTTAGAGTAGTTATTGCAGTTGATATTGCCATATTTTATTCCCCCTTATTCTATACGAATGTTATTGGTGTGGATGCAGATAATATAACTGTCATTTTTCTTACTTCATCTACACCGCCACCATTAGCGTAAATCTTAACTTGACCTTCCCAAGTAAAACTNCCATCAGTAGTTCCAAATACTAACTCGAAGAAATAATTTGATGCAGTTAGCAATTGTATTTCGTTGAATTTAACTTCATCATAATTGCACTCAAAAGTTAAATCTGGAGCATCTTGTAATCCTAATATGCTTGTTTTGAATATTGATGCTGATAAGTCAGTTGTATCAAGCTTACTTGGTGCTGAGCCCATATCTGGATAACTGATTATATCTACTAATTTTCCGTATTCTCCAATGTCAGTTAACTTGTAATTTAAGCTAGTTACTGCGGTTGAAATTGCCATTTAATTACCTCCTATAAACTTTTTTATTTTCGTCTACTGTGAAATCATATCTTAATGTGTATCTTTCTACACTAGTGTCCAAGTAATTTGGAGTGGGATTTGCAAAACTTCTATTCATCCTATATCCACTAGACATTACATCATCCACTAATTTTCTTATAGTTTTGATTTCTGTCAATTTAGCGTGACTATTGGAGAATATATTTACCTCAAAGGATATATCATTGTACTTTTCACCACCACTATCTACTGTTGACTCATTGGATGTGTTAGTTAATTCTGAAAATACTACACAAGGAAATGTCGGCTCTGTATCTGGGTAAGCGGTGAAGGTTGTTATTCCAACTAAACTTGCTTTTAGATTTGTGTAGACTTCATTTCCAATATCTATTATCATTATTTAATCCCCTTCACCTTTTTTATTTCGGCTCTCATATTCTTTCTTATTATCTGAGTAGCACTTCGCCTACCCCATAACCATGTGTTATACATGAAAGGTTTACTCTTTTGTCCTTTTGTCCAAGCATACCATTGTCCATCATGCATTTTCTTAGTTGGATTTGGGTCTGATTCATTTGTAGGATACATCCAACCTTGTTCTCCATGGGAATTTACATCGTACACCCAACCCTTGGGACTCGGATGACTATTGTTAGCACCTACAATACCAGTACCATATTCAACGTATAATGCAAACTTACTTCCAACGGATAGTGATATTCCATTTCCTGCTACTTTTACTCTAATATCATTTACTATTGAAGTGTCCAACAAACCATATAAGATTAAATTATCTATAAGCTTATCCTCTAATCTATCAGCTAATTCCTTTTCGCCCTTTTCAATACCTCTAATAACTGCATCTATATACCTCTCATAATGGTATATTCCATCTTGAATCCTATTAATATCCAAATCTAGTACGAAAGGTCTGTTTGTTCCAGAACCAACATTTGGTGTATATCCCATTACGTTCTATTCCTTAATCCATAATTATAACTATTAATACTATGCTTTATATGTGTTACTTCATAGTCATAGGTTGTCCCAAAATTACTAGTAGGCTCATTTAAAAATAATAATGACCTTTTATCCAATACAATATCAGTGCTAAGAGCAAGTAAATCAAGTGATATATCATTTCCAAATATTTGCTGAACAATTCTTCCATTAGATGGATATATATTAATTGCAATTTCTATTGGTGTAGAATATCCTACAGTTGTCTCTCCAGTATCGAAACCTTCACTATCCAAAAGTGGAACATAGGTTGTAGGAGAAATTAACCATAGATTCTGCATATTACGTTCTAAACTTCTCATATAATCACTTCCTCAACGATGACTCGTACTGCAGAGAAAGGTGTTCTTGCAATTTGTCGTATTTGATTAATTAACCTTGGAGAAATGTCAGCAGATTCATACATTCTACTAATCCCATTTTCACTATGAGATATTTGACCTTCCGCTCCTCGTTTACTAATTACATCCATTGCAATCTTTACTTGGATAGTCAAATACTGTTTTTCAACAATATCACTATTCCTCATTTCACAAATAATTAACCCTGCATCATCCAAATAAAATTGGAGTAGTGCATCACTCAGATTTGTGTTTCCTAGGACTTCTTTTAGGTTTGCTAACTGGCTCATCCTTCTTCACCTCACCTATTGGGAATACATATGGTATTCTGTGTAATTGAAATTTACATCGCACTTCATAACTAGTTAGACTCATAAAGTCATCAGCTAAGATTGTCTGTGAACCTTCTACTGATACAACTTTGTCGGAGTCAATGTTAACTCCGACTAATTGTTCACCTTCTTGAAGATACAATTTACCATTTTGATAAATATACATTCAAGCATCTCCTTTTTTACTAACCGTTTGTTACTACCTTAGCCATTAATATACCTTTTACTGGCATTTTAATTTCCCATGAAGCACTTGCAAATAATCCTACATCTGGAATACCTACGTCAGTTGTTACATCACCTTTGTAAGAGAAGCCATAAGGGGAAATACATTCTCTCATTCTAGTGTATATCATATCTACCCCACCATTCTTATTAGGGTCTCTATCCATTTCAGAAGGAATATCTACTGGTGCGGAAGCATATCTGATTGCTCCAAGTCCAAGTATATAAGTTACATAATCTGTCTCAGCAGAAGCAGTAGCATTTACACTAGTTGGTACTAGGTCATTTATGATTACTGTTTTACCATTGATTGTTCCAATTGGAAGGTTTCTTGTTATTCCACTAGCATCTGTATATTTACTAAATTCTAGTAATTGAAGATTCGCTAATCTGTTTGCCACTATTGAGTGCATAAGAGTAAGTGAGAAGTCTTGAGAGTTATCTCCACAAGCTTTTACACAAGCATCTTCTATAGTTGTGATTCCAATTTTGTTAGTATCATCAGCAGAAGTTGTAGCAGTTACCATTGAAGTAATATGCTTAGACCATTCTGCATTTCCAGTAATACCAAAGATTGCTCCAAGTATTCCTAGTAATCTAGTTTGTCTAGCCTTTATCCAAAACTTAGCAACTCCAGTTACAATTTGAGCCATAGGGTCTGCCCCACTGTTGAAATCTTTTATGAATGATTTAGCTGACCATTTAGCCATTCTGCCATAAACCACACCACTGTAACTTCCACCGCTTAATTCTCCACCAGTGAAATCAGTAGCACCATTGTATACGTCCTCTGTTCCTTCTAGTAAGTTGTAGAATGGTACTGTGAAAAAGTTTGAACCATTAGAAATCATTTGTGATATTTCTGAGTCATTTACTACCGCACCACTTTCAAGCATTGATGTTAATACTAAGTCTGGTGTATTTTTCCAATCGTAGTTGAATATTTCTGAATCAAAGGGAAAGCTTAAATTTGTTCCTGCCATAATATTTTGTCTCCTTTATCGTTTTATTTTTATTTCATAAACTCTTTATAAATCTCTGGACTAGTTTGCTTTAATTTTAATTTAGCACTATATGGCAAAGCTTTAAAAGACTCTTTAGTTATTGCATCGGCATTACCTTGTCCACCATTTGGCTTTGGCACTGTGCTATATTCACTTCTTATTCTCGTTTCAATTTCAGTTTTGTTCTCCGAGAACATATCTATGAAATTTTGAACTTGAGATTTAGTGATATCTGTATCATCTGACACAAGCATATTTATTACCTTATCATATTGTGATTTTGGGATTTGTGCTTCTGTAAGCATATCTCTTGCTTCAAGATTATTTGCCCTCTTCATCATTGCTACTTCTCTTGCGGTTAAATCCCCAAGTTTAGTTTCAAAGTCCTTCTTGGCAAGTTGGTCAGCAGTTAAATTTGCTTTATCAGAATACTCTTTTTCCCACTTTTGTTTTTGGGTTTCCAAACCTTTCTGGATACCACTCTCGACTCTTCTGTCCGATTCGGATGTAACTCTTTTCACCACATCTTCCTCTGAGAATAATCCTAATTTAGCTTCTGCCACTTTATCAGCTATCATTTTATCTATCTGTTCTTGTGTAAATTCTGCCATTAATAATTCCTCCTCAATACCATGTCATACAATTGCTTGTCCAACACATTATTATTCATATACATTATAACTAATTCTTTCCAATATTATTCGCAAGGGAGGAAGTTTTCTTCCAACCTTACAAATTTGTTATTATTTTGGTGTTTCAACTACAGTAGTTTCATCATTTGGAGGTATTACCTCAGTTTTACTAGGCTCTGGTATTGGCTCATTTCCTGCAAACCTCTCACCCCAAAATGATTCTCCTCTTGATATGAACTCATTTACATCAGAAACTAAATCTACAATAGTCAAGCAATCAGCAGGAGATATTGTTTTAGTAGCTAATAGATTCATATAACTTTGAGTTTTAATCATAAGGTTATTGTTTTTATTTCTTGTAAACTTAATATCAACATCCAATAATGATAGATTAATACCCATTTTATTATTCATTATCTTAAGGATAATTCTAAGTGCTTGTTTCTCAGACTTCTTGAACACCAATTCTTTATTCCTAGCAACAACTTCCAAATCTGCCCATCCATCTCTTAGTTCAACTGCTTGTCCAGTATCACCGCCACCACCAGAACGAGAATTTCTATCTGGGATTCCAACTAATGCATAGAGCATACCTTTTAATTCCTCAGAGAACATATTCATTCCTGCTTGGTCTAGTGTATTGGAGATGGATTCAACGGAACTTGGATTTCCAGTATTGTTCTTAAGAAGTACAAGTCCACGCTCTCGCATCTCATCATAACCATCAGTATCAATGTCAGCATTAATAAATACTAGCAGTGATTGGATAACTTGGTCGATATCATCTAATCTACCACTATGAAGACCATTAATTGCATCCATAAGACCTATACATAGTTCCCAATCTCCGAGTCTCCACATATTGTTCGGATATTCGATAATAGGTACACCACCAACATCATATGGAGTGAAAGTGTTATCATCCCCACTGTTAACAACCAGTCCATCATTATCAGTAATTATAATATGGAGTCCAAACTCAGTATACACATAAACCTTAGTTCCAATAACTACATTTTCCTCATCCAATACTGAATAATATGTGATTCCTGCAACTGGTTTTTCAGATATACTATTCTCATACACAACGTAAGTTGTAGCAGGATTCAAGCTTCTCTCCTCAAATGGAATTTCATCCGCAAACACTCCATCTGTATAAATTATTCGATAGCCTGTCCCACAAATACTTTGGAACTCACCTATTTCTTTATCAGTGGATGCTTTGTCCTCATAAGCAACATATCTGTTGAGCAAGTCAATAGATTCCTTTGCTTCTGTGCCACTTTGAATATACTGTATCGGAGTACCTAAAAAGTATCCAATAACGTTTCTAGTTATCATTTGTGCATGGTTTATTACTAATACGTTGTTAATTTCATCACGAACAACCTTCTCTTTATACAGAATAGGCTGATTACCATTTTTATATTCCACCAAATAATCTATATCAGCTTTGTTTAGTAAATGGATAGTTTTAGTTGTCTCAATCATTTTTAATAGATTTGTTCGGTCTCGTAAATCTTCCGAACTCAGTTCAGTTACTATTTTTCGTCTTCCTTTTAATATCATTTACATTACCCCCTTATAGTATTCCCATGTTAGAGGAATATTATTTAATTTTCCAGAATATTTCCTTTTTCCTTTACAAACTGAACCAATATGACTCCTATTTATATTGTACTTTATACTAGCAATTGTAATTGTATCAAACACTTCATTGGTGGTTATACATTTAACTTTATTAGACCTCCCATTTTTAATACCATTTCTATCAACACCACTAGTACCATCACCACCCGTAGTACCATTGTAACCGAATCTTCTATCATTGGTTTTATACTTGGCAATAAGATTAATTTCTAGTTGCTTCGCATCCTCTTCCGATAAATCTACAAATAATATAATATGAGTGATATTCTCCCATCCATATTTCAAAATGGCATTGAAGAAGTGAGGATGTCTTTTGTAACCATAACCATTTTTACCCCATCTATATTTTGGTGAATTAGAGGTTATACCAACATAACGTTTATTACTTGGAGTGGAGTGCATATATACTGAATATTCACCCATTATATACCCAACTTTCGTCTATCGAGGAATTTTACTGCATTGCAATTTAACTGTTGTATCATTTGAGCTAACATTGCAACACTATCGGGACTATCATCGTGCTTGTTCTTACCCTTTTGTGTCCAAGAAAATAATGCTTTCATAAACTTAGCATAATCACTATTAGGTGAATAAGTGCTTGGGTCTTTGAATATAAATGTCTTGATGACATAATCCGAGTATGTGATAATCTTTATCACCTTATTATTACCGCTATAGAAGATTCTTATGCTTGTATGACCGCCACCACTCTTGACTAAGGCTTCTAAATCCTCTGCATAGTAATTGCCACCATTATTCAACTCAACATCGGCTCGTATTACCTTATGCTTGAGCCATAAGTTCGCAACTAGTGGTCTAGTGACCTCTGGAAGTCCATCATTATATACAATATCCTCAATATACACTAAATCTCCATGTACATATCCAACTATAGAGGAAACATAATCCTTACCCATATTTTTACTATCGCAGATTGCAACTATGGTTTCTGGAGTATCTGTTGGTAAAGTGAAATAATATTGCATATCTTCTGCATGATATAGTAATCCTTCTCGTTCTATTGGCATTTGCTTGTATAATGCATCAAAACTAGCACTGTCCATGGTGGATTCTATGTCTTTATAATACTTGGTGGAGAATCCTCCGTTAAATTGGAAAGCACTTTCACCATCTTCGTCATAACAAGGTATATTAATGATTTTACATCTTGGGTTGTCCACATTTTCCTCTCCAAGTTTCGTTATAACATCATGTACTGACCATCTAGTGGCTAGGTGTATCTCTTTACATCCATCTTTCTTTCTTTGCTTACAATTGACTCCATATATTGACCATAACTTTTCCAAACGAGTGATTGACATAGCTTCTTCTATTCCAGATACCAAGTCATCGCAGTAGAGGTACTTTCCTGCTTCTGCTCTTCCTGTCATCGAACCACCTACTGGTACAAATGTTATTGATGGATACCTTTTAGCAACCTTGAGCCATATCTCTTCTCGCTTTGCATTTTGACTAATTAATGGTGCATCTGGAAAGCATTGTCCATATCTCTCATTAGCTATAATCTCCATGACTCCAATATAGAATGATGCGGTGATACTATCTGAATACGATGTTGCCAATTGAGTATATTCTGGATACTTTCCAATAATCCAAGCTAGGAATCTTATTCCAGTTGTAGTTTTTCCTGTCCTTGGTGGAAGGGATATTAACAATAGGTCATATTTATCGTACATCTCCATATCGTTAAAAGCTTCAAACATCTGTCCAAGATGATTCTTTCTTTGATGATAAAAGGCTTTCATAGGGGATGCATGGTCTTCGTCAAGTTCAATAAACTTGTTAAATGATTGGAAATTGAAGGGAGCAACTATTTTAAGCACATCCATATATAGGTTGTACAATTCTAGTCTACTCCTATCAGTTAAATCATCTTTTGCAAGTTCATTTTCAATATTCGGTATAACAACATTGACATATTGCTCTACCTCTTTGATATCCATTAAGCCATTTTCCATAAATCTTTACCAAGTGATTTTGCTAAAATGTAATCCTCTTTCCCATCGCAGTTTCCAAATAACCACACTTCTTCTGCTATAGTTAATGGTAGGTTATTGTCATTATAAGTCGCATCAGCAGAAAAGTAGAAGTTGTGTCCATAACCCTCTTGTCTTATGTCCTCCACAATTTTCTCCTTAGTGAATCCATTTCCAATGATAACGTATATATCTCTTATCTCCATAATAATCCTCCTTTTAGTTTACTCTCATACCTACATTATTGCGATTATCTATCCAAATTACTACTAAATTCAAGATTTATTTTAAAATCGGTAGTATTTATCCTCAATTCATGGTATACTATATGTAAAGACATAATAAACTTACAAGGAAGGAGGTGTCTCATGAAGACGATAAGAATTGAGGTCGAAGGTACTGATTTTAGGGTGTACGAAGACAATATAGAAATAAATAATGTGCTACAATTTATGGTCAAGGGAGGTAGAGAATATTGCCCAAGCATAGAATATGAATTAGCACTGGTTGATAATACACCTTTGTTAAAATAAGGAAAACTGTTATGTAAACTTTCGGAAATTTTTTTGAAGTTGTTATTATGAACTGTTCTATATTTTAAGCGGTTGCACGAGGGACTAACCCCATGTCGAAGGATGTCGAATAATAGGGGTACGCCCCCTTGTTTGTCGAACAGACACAATTCAGTTTATTGCAAGTTTTCCGTTAATTGAATATTCTCACAATTGACACAAATAAAAAAAGAAGGAATTTAATCCTTCAATTGTTTTTAACTCATACACAATTTAACAAGCTTGTATATTACTATTAATGGTAGGAATAATATTCGCCACACTATGAAACACCCCCCACCCTAAAATTATATTCATAGTATTATTATATGGGGGGATATGATTAATTATTACTATCTCGCATGAACTCCCCCAAGAAATACACTTGGTCGCCTATCATAAAACCCGCTTGTAATAGTCCGTCCTCATCCTCTGCGTATCCCGTTGCGTTGTCGTTGTCCTCATAATACTCTATTTCAGATTCCTCTATCTCACTGTTATTCTCGTCACCCCATTGATATTGGTATCTCACGTAATCCCCATTATCATCTATTTGTATTACAATTCCACCCCAATTATTCAAGCATAGACTTGCCGTATTACCCTTTAATATATTCATTTTATATTCCTCCTTTTAATTTTAGTAATCTGCAATTATAAATGAAGTTCCGTTTATATTAATAACTTGGGTATAATATTCTATTTCCTCCATCGTTTCGGCTTCATTGTTATAGTTATTATTGTATTCCTCTAAATCCTCATATTCAGTATAATCACAACATAATGCTATAACATCAAATTCTATAATCATATCGCAACTATCTTCTAATTCCTCTAAATAATTGAATAATGCTATTTTACCATCATATGAGAATTGGTCTTCTCTTCCTGCTTGTCTAAACCCTTCTATAAAATCATTTTGGTTAATTGTTTGCTTCATAATAAATACCACCTTGTAATTAAAGTATGGACATGAACCCACCTAATGACCTATTTAACCTACTTATTATATACCTCATAGAATATTGTATTTGTGTCTTTACTAATAAAATAGTATCGAATATTAGTGAACTTTAAGCATATATTACAGACGATATTATCATCTAAGTACATCCAAATTGTGTTACCATCTCGCTTAAATCTATCTATGTTAATACTCACGTTACTTCCTTGTATACATATTCTTTTGTCCATTATCTCACGTCCTCCTTGTTTTTCATTATTCTTATAACCTTCATTTTATCAGCTAGTATCCATGAGCCACCTTGGGACTCGGGTCTCGAATAAGTTTCGTATCCATCTACTAATACCTCTACCCATACCCTAACTTCTCCAGATGCTAATACTTCTTTAAGGTGTGGAGCGTGTGGAGTGAAACAACAATGCCATCCGAACCGCTCCGCAAAGCCCTTTGTAGGATGGCATTCCGCATCCAACCATTGACCCTTCATAGTCTCTTCATTCCTCGTGATGAATAGTGGATATAATTTCTTATTCTTAATTCTCATTAATTTATATGCCCTTATTACTTTGCTCATTTCGTTGTCCTCCTATGTGTTATTTGTTTGCCCCTTGCCACTACATATAGAATACCATATTGAAGTACACTATACAATGTATAAAGTGTAAACATATTGTTAACAAACTGTAAACTAGTTCTAAAATCAGAATCCTTCTAATATATAGTACGCTCACGAGCGTATGAATTATAAACTACATTATTCATTTTGTCAATAGCAATAAGAACGCTCAAATTTGCCCTTTTAAAGCATTTTATCAATTCAGCATATGATTACACCTAAAATCTAATTGCACAAAAAACCACTTAATGCAGTATTCAATACCTCTTACAAAAATCATATATAATTCATTTTGTCAAATTTTATTTCTAGTGGCACGTTTCAGTATTAATTATCATGTTATGTGATATCGAATAACTCTTATGGTATTTTTCAATTCTGCAAGTTGTAATATCAAAACTTGCAAATGAGTGATAATAATTATCATTTACATTGGAGATTCTGCCTGTGGATAACCCTGTGGATAACTTGTGGATAACTTTTCACCGCTGAATATAAAAGCACTTTAGCACTGTGAAGTGTTAACAAAACTAATTGTTGACTTTACACCTATTTTTATGATATAATGGAGTGAACGGTTTTTTTAATACTTTAGCACGTTAAAGTTCTACAGTGTATCACGTTAAAGTTCAGCACTGTAGTGTGATGAAGTGACCGCCCCACTTTAGCACGTTAAAGTTCAGCAGTTCACTGTAGTAAAGTGCAGGGGGTCACTTTAGCACGTTAAAGTTTAGAAGTGTGAAGTGTGAAATTGTCAGAATATTCTGAATTGTTTGTATTGTGTACACTATTCTGAATATTGTGAATACTGTGAATATTCTAAATATTGTGAATTTTTCTGTGCCTGTGAGTTTGAAAGTGTGCGTTTTTGAAAGGGAGTGCGTTTGAAAGTGAATCTCCTTGCAAATGAGACACTTTGAAAGTAGGGGTAGTGTTTGTACCTTTGAAAGCGTTAGGTCGCTCTACGGATGTCTCAGTGGTGTAGAATGCTTGTCCATATGTATATTCATGGGGGAGATGGGTGGCTTGTCCATATTGGATTTAGGGGAGATGAAGCAGAAGCCTTTTAGCCTTGCTTTTAAGACGTTCTAGATGTGCGGAGTGCAAATGTACCTTGGAGTCGGTTTGAAAGGTGTTTGAAAGGGANATGGACGGAAAAACACCACCCATTTCTGAGCGGTGCATCTTACTTCTTGTCCAATCCTAGCTTGTCCACCAAATCTTTAACTTCATCCGCACTCGTTATAGCCATTCCTGTGGCATTTACATCCAATTTGGAAGTCTCAACGTGTCCATGTGAAGTCCTCAGCAAGAACAAGTTGCTAGTAGGATATTTCTCTGACCTACCAATGTATTCTTGCTCCATAACATCATTAGCCATATTAATTAAGTCTGTTATTACCCCAAACCTAGCACTATCGGATTGCCATGAGTAGTATTGTGCTCGGCTTATTGCTAGATACGTACGTATTCCTGCCTTACATGGCTTTAATCCTTTCAATACACAATAATCAAAATAACCACTTATCTCTCTAGCCAAATCTTCCTCTGTCCAAGCTGATGTTCTCTTTGCTTTTTCAACACCTACTTTAAACATCTCTGAAAGATTTCCCATCAACTCATCGTCATCCTTATCTTTATGACTTTCATCAAACGCTTTTGACATATTTTTCACCCCACTTTTACTAGGTTTCGTATGACAATTTTTACTTTTATAATTTCTCATTAATCACACCACCTTTTCTATTTCATAATGTCCATTTTCTATCCAAAACATGACAAACGTTGATATTACTCGTGTGTAACCCTTGTAATCTACTTGTGTGACCTCTAGCCCTTTAAACAAGCCATTGTTACAAGATTACAAAAAAACAGCCCTTAAACTCTTCTATATATTTATATACTATACTATTTATATAACTTTATTTATTAAATAAATAGTATAATAAGAGAAGAAAAGAGGGTTGTAGAGTAGTGATAGCCTACGTTACACGCAGTTGTAATTTTCACTAAAAGTTGTAACTAGTAAAAATATGACATTCTCGCAGACCACTAATAGGTTTAAAGTTAGATTACATTTGAAATTACAAGTTAGTTACATTGTTACACTTAATTATAATTCTTTGTAATTTCTCACTGTTTTATCACCAACTCTAACCACTTTTGACACTAATTGTAATTCTTGTAAAATTAAAGTACCAATCCTCATTCTACTTTCTGCTAGGTGATTATGTCTAGCACACCAACTTATATACCTTAAATATACATCTCCCACACCCTTATCAGCAATATATGGATTTGTTTTTAACCATTCTATTGCCGAAGTATTTATAGCTACGATATTCTTTTGTGATATCACTTCATTTACTCTTATAACTTCTTGTTTATTAAATACTGTACCTTTTAATTTTTTTAACAATAACTCAAAATCAAAATAGAATCCATCATCTAGTCCCATTGTTTACCCTCTCTATCCAAACAAGCTTGTCCCAATTTTGCAAGTTGTAAATCACAATCTTGCATTTCTGTCAATACTCTCTCATAAGTCTTCTCAAATATCTCAGCTTTACATGGATAAATCTCACCATTCACACCTTGGATTATATAATCACCAACCTCACCTCGCATCACACCTTCAAGTGTTTGTATCATACAGTGAGGTTTTTCTGGTAAATAACTACCAGTATAGTCACAATTGTACAATCTTATTTCATCTTCAATTACATTATCCGTAAACCAATCTGGAATAGCATCCACATAAAACTTAAAAGCTTCTATTACTACTGGTAATTTCCTATATTTTCCCATTATTACACCATCCTATTTCTTATTTTGACCTAATACTTGTCTTTCAATCCTATCTTCAACTCGTCTATTCATCCACATGAGTGCTTCTTCAATATGAGTGAGTGCAACCGCATTATCTCTAGAAGAAAAAGTACCACCTTGGAATCCAATAAGCCTGTCCCTAACAATTTCTAACAAATCAGTATCTAGCACACCATGAATCGAATCTTCTAATAACCTAGCACCATTCTGGAATTGAATCAGAGTTTCTTTTGGAACATTGCATCCATAATCAGAAATTATTACATACTCGTGATTCGCACCACCATTTCCTTTTTCATCCACCGAATATACATCATTTAGCTTTTCCCTCTTTTGAATTGTTGATAATTTTACCATTATTACATCACTCCTTTGGCATTCTGCCTAATATAAACAATACAATTACTATTAATATTACCATGAGAGCATCTGACATTAACATCTGTCCAAATCGTCATCATATGAGAAGCAAGTACACGAATCCTCCAATTTAACATGGTCTCCAATATCACAATAACAAGTACCCTCACCCTTATCTAAACTAGTAATCATGCAATGCTCACACCATTTACAACAATCTTTATTCTCCATTTTATAATACCTCCGTCCAATTATTTGTGGTCATATAACACTCTATCAGTATAATTCACTACCCATGGGTCATTCAAAGGAAGGTGGCAACCAGAATCCCCTGTCCATCCTTCAAATGCATCAGCATACATCACCTCTTTTGCTATTTCTGGATAGTTTTCTTGTAAATCTACAAGTTCCAATGCCCATTCATCGAATTTAAAATCACTTATCATATTCTCACCAAGTTCATAATATAATCGTGAGTGGAATAGCATTTGGATTCGCCTTTGTCTGATACGTTCCTCTATTGTTTGAACATATTTACTCATTAACATATCTCCATTCCAATTTCTTCCCACCGAACTTCCCTGCATATCTCAGCTTACCCTTGCAACACTTGGATATGGTAGCAGGAACTATCTTATAATGGTCACTAGCTAGTTTAAGTGTAGCAAATTCTCGGTCTGTGGTGATGCAGTATACACCTTTCCTTGGTCTCTTACCAATTCCCTCTCCCTCTAGAATCTCCTCTATTTGAGTACGTACATTACATCCTCCACAAGCTGACCCATCACAATCGGAGCAGTACAACTCGCTTAATTTATCCACCAGTTTAATATTCATCTAACATCCTCCGTCCATATCTACTAATAATTCATATTCGACTATCTCTTCTCCAATTAGTGGCTCACTATATACTACAAGACCCCATGCTTTACACTCTATCCTTGGGATATATACCTTGGTGTCATATGCAAGGATGCTCACTAAATTCCTTCTTGGATGAGTACCTATGCTCGGTGGTCTTTGTGTTAAATAATAATTATAATTCGCCATATTAAACCTCCTCCTATTTTCCAGATATATCTTCCCAAAATTCTATTTCTCTTTGTCGTCAAGTCTTACACTTTTGACACACAATATTATTTTATTACTTCACCAAATTCTTCACGCATATATTTCTGAAAGTCACTAGCATTTTCATCATTATTTAATATTCGTACTAGCCACCATTTAGCATCTGATAGCTTTTCTTTTAATATTTTATTCTCACGCATTGCCCCTTTTGTTATATCCTCTTCCATTTACACAACTTCCTCCAAATATTCTTTCCAACAACCAGTACAATTATTAAAATCATTACACCGACCATTTCCAACTACTGCGGTAGGACACTTGGCTAGTGCAACCAAAATCCTTACCGCTTCACCCACTTGATGCTCTAACTCTTTTATATTACCATTCAGCTTTTGAATCTCAATCTTTGAGGTTATACTTATTAGCGTATTAGCATCCATATTAATCATCCTCCTAGTTATTTAGTGATATAGTTTAACTATGAATTAACCTTATTGTTGAAATTGTATATAATTTGTAATAACAACCTTATTAAATCCATTTTTTTTAGCAATAGCAATTTCAATATTACCTATATCACCCATATTTTTAATGGTCTCACTCAAGGTAATCTCTGTGTTTGCAATACCCCTTTCATGTGCATAACTAATAAAATATTCCATTCTTTCTCCTTTCAACTTCGTATTTTAATTATATTCTGAACAACTAACTTAAAATATAGTATACTCAGCATCCTCTTCCATATCATCCTTGGATACAATCTTCATACTCTCATTCCATATCCTATTATCCTCTTCCCATACAACTTCCTCTGTTACAAAATCCCAATTTATGTCTGTATTCATTATGTATTCCTCCTTTAAATTTAATTTCCTTGCCTATAATATATAGTATACTATAGACAAGGAGATAAAACAAGGCTTTTTGAAAATAAACTTTCAATTATTTCTTTTTCTTTTTCTTAGCATCAAGAAGTGCTTTCTTTTTCTTCTCAGCAGGAGTTAATTCTTTCTTCTTTTCTCCTTTTTTTGGAAATGGCATATACAATCACCCCTCTTTCAGATAAAATTTAGAAATTGACCACTTCCCTCCCACCCTAAATAGAGTGTATACTACCGACTAGCCACCTATAATTTTAAGCAATGCCCATATTATAAGAACTACAAACCAAAGTCCACCAGTAATTAGTATCAAGAACAAATTGACTAGGATTAAAAGAAACATCATACTATTCCACATCCTTTACAACATCATTATTACTATCATTTAGAAGCTTTATTACCTTTTTAAGATAATATTCAGCTTTTTCTAGGTCTTGGACACCGTTTTTGAACTTATACCGCATAGTATACTTGAGTACATTGCCAATACACACCGCTTCTATGCCTTGTAAACCCTTTGTAGCATCCTCGATGATATCTAGTACCTCTGTGCGATACTGATTGTAGTGTCTAGGCTTGTCTACATCATCATATTGAGGTTTAAGCTTGTCCATATTCTCATCTGGAACTTCTAGGAAAGCACTTCTTCTTGTTTCTGGAATAGAGCCTGTCCCATTTTGATATTTCATTACACCATTTACAATANCTACACCTACTGTTCCATCTACAGTAACTTTATTCATATCGCACATGGAATCATCTGGATTAAATATACTATTCACACCGGCACTCACTGCTATAAATCTATCTATGGAATAATACAACTTTCCACTAATACCCTTGAGAGAATATACACAGTTATCATCATGGACACTGTACCCTTGAATTACATAGTTATTACCAACAATCAGTGCTTCAAAATTTGGTTTGCTGATACTAACGCATTTTACAATATCACCCTTACTATATCTAAATCCACTCATATTATTTACCCCCCATTTTATCCATCTTAGACTCAATATCACCCATTATTCTAGTTACTATCCGATGGATTGATACCATCTCTTCCTCTGTCATGAAGTTATTTATATCTACGTATGGTTCTAAGCTTGAATTTACACCTATACCTATCACACCATCGGTCAACTGTACTGTGAATAACTCAACTTGACTAGTTTCCTCTGATTTAATTTCCTCTACCATTCTCTTCATGCCCTCTACCATCTTTTCAATTTTCATTATTAAGCACCCCTTTTATTAAATCTGCTTCACAGTTATCCATGAGTTGTTTTAATATCCTTAATTGCCTATTAACTTGATAGTTATACTGTTCAATGCTACCACTTTCTGTATCAGAATACCATCTTGAATGAGAATATACTCTAGGTGATTTTCTAGGAGTACCATCCTTCTTTAATTCATAAAAATAATCACCTTGGATTACACCTTTAATTGGAAGTTTCAGTAACATTGTAGACTTCTCATTGTATCCTTTGGCATAAGCACTTGCCCACACCACTTTACCATCTTCTGGTTGATTATTATAATTATATACCATTGTATCCCTCCTATACTAATTCTTTAATATCATATGATATACTATCAAGTGAACTTTCAATATTGTCCACTTGAGATTCTACTGTTGCAAAAGCATTTTCACAGTTACTTTTGGTATAATCACCCTCAACATCAACCATATCGTCAATAGCACTTCCCAACATATGGAGCATATATTTTAAATCACTCATTTTACTCATTTACAACATCTCCCCTGCTACCTTTTCTATTGCTTCACCTTGTTCAAGTAAGTAACTAACCATACAATCACTATCACAAAATGTTTCAGTATCATATTCCAAGTAATCCTCATCCATACAGATGTCACATCCACATTGCTTACATTGATATACTACAGTTTCCTCTGGCGGTGTTAAATATTCCTCTTCGGCTCTTGCAAAATTATTCATCATTGTATCCTCCTAAGTTTTGTTTGTTTTTGTTTGATTTGTTATACTCATTATATAGTATACATTTCACTATGTCAACACATTTTGAAAATAAACTTTCAATTATT